CTGTAAAAAGGGTAAACAGTAACCTTTCGTTACTAGGTATTCCAGAGTTTTAAAAACTCAGGGTGGTTCCTTCTTTTCGTGAGATAATATATGTTATTATGTGGCGTCATCAAGGGTTGAAATAATCCCAAGAATCGTACGCATAATAATCTCTATATTACCTTCATAGTTAAGATAAAATAGACCAAACTATATTTATGATTAAAATTAAAAATAAATATTCTTGACAGAGAATTCAAACAGGTCACAGAAAGACACTGTTCAACATTCAAGTACGTCACTTGTTAAAATGACTAATCAAGACGTTCGGTATATCTACCTCAGTTTGAAAACCGGCGTGCAGGTATATGTGGTTCATTCAACACATGTATGAGCACAAGGGTTTAAAAACAACCTTAAAACGAATTAAATCAGATCGTCTTCATGTTTTACAGTATCTTGCGGGTTCACCCCTCAAGTTTACTGGTTCAACGAAAGATGGTCTGCCTAAGAAGTTGAAAGGTCTTATTGAGTTCATTAGAAATAAGGATATTGCGGAAATCCGCTTTATTCTTACTCTTCTTTACTCTTTAAGAAGGTTTAACCTTCCCCTTGATCCAGACTACGAAGCTATTACGGCTAAGTATAAGGGTCAAGATTACACATGAATATTTAAATATTTTACTCCTTTCCTGAAAGCTGTATGTATTAGGCTTCCAAGAAAATTAAGGAATAAAAATAATTTTAAATTTCCTGAGTGGGAAGGGTATCATCTTACTACGAAAGGCGGTCCCACTGGAGGCCAGGCTCTTGTTAATTGTCTTCAGGATTTAGTGAATATTCCTGAATCCTTAATTAACTCGATACGAGCTTTCAGTGGTGACACACTTTACGAAAAGATGGATTTGTGTCGTCATCATGTACCAGAATTATCAGTAATAATGAAACAACCTGTAGATGGTCGAAAGACCTTCCGCAAGCTGGTTCCTATTCCTGATAGTGAAGGAAAAACACGTTTGATTGCAATAGGAGACTATTGATCTCAAACATGTTTGAAGCCATTACACTTGTATTTAAATAAAGTGTTGTCTTCAATTCCTCAAGACCAAACCTTTAATCAAGGTGAGGGAATGAGTGAATTAACCTTTAGTTCTGATATAACATACTATAGTTTTGATCTCAAAGCTTTCACGGACAGACTACCAATCAAGATATTGATCGGGTTACTGACTTGTGCATTCGGTGAAATCAAAGCATTAGCATGGCATGATATTATAGCGGGTTATGATTTTGAATGTAGAGACTCTAAGGGATTACTTAACAACCTCAGATATGAGGTTGGTAATCCTATGGGTTTCTACACTTCTTGACCATTAACCACACTATGTCATCACTTTCT